AAAGAAACTTATAAAAGCTCCTACTAATAATCCAATAAACCACCGCATAGTAGTATTTAAATTTGAAAGTTGCTGTATTAACCCTTCGAGTCTTTCTTCTAGTTTTGAATTGACTTGTTCAATCCTATCTAATCTTTCTGAATGATTATTGAGCCTACGTTCATGCACATCAATTTTTTCATCAATACGTTTGTGTTTTTCAGCACATAATGAATTATCCATAGCCCACCTCCAAAATTAAAACATAAAAATACACCCTTCTAGGTGTTAAAAATCTTGACCAGTTATTAATTTATATTCTTCTACTGTAATTTCACCATATTTCACCACTAATCTTAACTTTTCTGCATCAATCCATTTCATATTATAAGCAAGTTTCCAAAATGCCATATTACATTCCACCTTTCATTAATAATAATTGTAATTTTATATTAGTCAGCTCTTGGCCAAGCTGATTAATTATTGCAGTATTTTGCATGTTCTTTATTTTCTCTTCTACTAATTGTTGACCTAACAGAGTTACAGGGTCTATAGGTTCAATCTTAGGAACCGTAGCTATACCGTCTATAAGCTCATAAGATACCCCATCAACTATGATTGGATTCTGATTTTCAGTATCAATTTCATATTCTCCTTTGTCTAGGTTAAACTTGTGCCATTGGTATTTAATATAATCATTTGTTTCTTCTATTATCATCGGTTGCTTTACCATTCCAAAATGCGACCATATTTCATAAGTTTCACCTTTTTCTTGCTTCATTACTTGCCCATTAGATTCTATCTTAAACATATTTATTGCCTCCTATTCGATTTTAGACAAGTGCATATTGAATAGCATATCTTATTTCCTGCCTAGCGTCGTACACTTCAATTTTTAATGCGTTTTTAAAGTATATGATAGTATTTTGTCCATCTCTTAATGGGTTTGGAGATGTACCACCATAAGGCCTAAGTACACTATCGGTATTTTGTACGCCATCTATAGTAATTCGAATTTTTGCGTCTGTCCAATTCCCATACCAAAAAATATAATACACAATACCTGAGCCTTGGATATCTAAAAGTGTTGTCCACGTATTAGCTCTTTCTACTGGTATTGTTCCTTCTACCGCTCTAGGTTTAGTCGGATATATCATCAATTCTTCCATCCTTTCCACTGTAGGTATTTCAGACCAAGGCGACCACTGATTATTATAATAATATCTTATATACATTTTATTGCTACCATTATACTTTGTCGCTATCTGACTTCTATTCCCAATTGCACTTATAAAGGTCTGAATATAATAATATCCATCACCTGGACCATTGGCATGGTTAGTAAGTATAATATTCTCTAAAGTTGTATTAGGATCAGCAGTACTCCCTCTTGCCACAAATTTACTGTGATAACCATCATGATTGTGATTTGCAGCCGCAAATTCAGAGGCATGCTTCCCGTCAACTGTATCTGCATCTAATCCATTCCCCGCACCTGCATTTTTATAAGCAGCATTTCCAAATCCAAACATATCCTTTACATCATCAATTGTTTTTGCTTCTGGTTCTTTGTCCTGATTACTTACAATAAATTGATTACCTTCAGTAAAAATTGATTTAGGGATTGAATTGCTGTTGTCTGCTAATCTCTTTAATTCAGCATCAATTATATCCGCATTTTCATTAAAATCATCTACATTATAAAAATCCTCTTGGTCTGGTTTTTTGAGATTATAGTGTTCTGTGTACTTCATAGTTCAATCACCTCATTTCTTATGTTGAAATGTGTAAATGGTCTAAGATCTATATGTCTATAAAGTTTTAAAGTCATATGTTGGTTATATCTAATCTTTACAGTAAACTCTAAATTAGCTGGAAGAATTCTTTTAAATAAATCTTCAACAGCTTCCACCATATTTTTAGATTTTAATTCCACCAAGATATTTAATTCATATATATTATGATTAAGTGTTAGTTCGTAACCATCCTTCCCACATAATTGTGCTAGCATTTGATGTAATACTCTTATTGTATATGGTAGCTTTTCATTTAACTTCGCAAGAATAACAAACTTTCTATCTTCTAATGTATGGTTTGCTTTTGGAATTATTTCAAGTATTTTTTCCCATCTCTTAACTCCATTTTCAGTAGCATATTTAACAAATTGGTCATTAAATACATTCTGTATATTCTCCCAAAGTAAAGTTATTTCAGGATTTTCAGTTTTAGCTATTTCATTAAATTCTTTTACATCTTTAATCACATTAGGTAAATATTCTATTATGTTTACATTCCTCATACAGTTATCACATCCAAAATAGGCACTTCATCAGCACCAAGAACTAAATTCGTAGGCTCTCCATTAATAGTAGTATCAAAAACATCTAATATTCCTGGAACATCTAATAATCTGGTTTCTATTTGACTAATTCTAATAACTAATGCTTCTTGATCTGACCAAGCTTTTCTAAGCTCCTTAAAATATTCATTGATTTTTTCTTCTACTAAATCTTTTACATCTTCCCAGGTAAAACCATTTTGAAAAGTCATATTTGTAGTGATAGATATTGGTACTTCATCGGCTCCTACAACAGTAACCACATGACCGATAGGAGCGATACCAAATCCTTTACCACCATTTGCTTCCGGATCTATTTTAGTTTGCACATAGTCAATCAATTCTGCGGACGGTGCGTTATATTCACTATCAATAATAACTAATTTAACAGTTCCTCCACCATTCCATACTGGATAAACCTTAGTTCCTCCTACACCCTGGATAGCATTAGTTTTTTCGATATAGTCAGTGATATTCCCCCCATAAGCTTCAGATTTTAAAGAATCATAATACCTTTGCCTGAAGCTTTCCGTATCTTCTTCATCTTCTCCTGGTATGAGTAATTCAACCAATTCAGCTGTAACAAGTCCTTCTATATATTCTATTGGTATAAGAGAGCCAAATTTTTGGTTTCCAATACTTCCTGCAGTTTCACACTCTAATTTAAACTCTCCATTTTCTATTTTTTCGACTGCCACATAGTTTAAATCATCTAAAGAAAACCTGCTTCCAACAGGCACATCAAAGGGATTATTTTGACTATCTTTAAATACTCCCCTTAAAATCGCCTTTGTAGCCGGATAAGGTTCTACCCCTCTCTCTGCAGCTCTTCTGATTAAATACTCCCTGCTAGCTGTATCTGCAAATGTTTCATTTAAAATGACATCTAACTCGATATAAGCCATCGCCAGCTCAGCAGCAGCTGGAGCTAGAGCATCGTAAATAATTGAGCCTTCCCGCTTATCTACATTATTTGGTACTCTATCAAGCATTCTATTCAAGATGTTTTCAAAAGTCATATGCTCATACACCAATATTCACCGTCCTTTCTGCTTCAATGTCTCCAAAAGCAGTATGTACAGTAAAAGTAACCGTAACATCACCTTTTTTAGAAGAAAAATCAAAATTATCAACTTCAGTTATTCTATCATCTTGTAACAAGGCTTCTCTTATTCTCCTTTTAAGCTCCGAATATACATAAGGTTTAGGTTTCCCAAATAAGTCTTCCAACTCTATGCCATAATTCCAACTATAAATTAAATACTGGTATCTTTCAGTAAAGATAATTTTATATATTGCTTGTTTCATAGCCTCAAGAGCATCTGTATAACCAATTAGTCTATTATTAGAAGTATCTAATCTATACGTCTTAGTTGGTTCTTGTACTATCTTTAATGTTTTATTAGTATTTAAACTTGTATTAGGAATCATATCGCATTCACCAGCCTATTCAATACAACATACTTTTGACCACCTTGTACTCTTAATAAAAGCACTTTCTCACCAACTTTTAAAGCATTGTATATTGTAACTTCATGCTTTACTTTTTCTTTGAAATATAAATCACCTTTAATGGTTCCTTTAACTCTTATACTTTCTTCTGTTTCATTAGAGCTTCCTGGATTAAAATATAAAGTCTTTTCACTATTTTCATCAATATGTATATAGTTTTTAATTGCTGGATTATCAAAACTTAATTCAGTTTGATAATCTCTTACTGCATCTGTTAATAATAAGCATTCCGCAGGAAGGTCCAAGCGTTGCTCAACATTAATTACAAGAGGATTTATCTGTTTTACTGTACCGACCATTACATTTACAGGCGCTCCTTGTTCAACAGCTTGAATTCCTGCTTTCTTTATTAAATTCATTAGCTCCATACATCTCGCCCCTTCACTTCTAAATCCATAAAGTGTTCATTATCTGAAAAATAATGAACAGCTTTTTCCACTAACATATAATTTTGAACACTTATATCCCCCAACTCTGGTAAATCAACAAATACACTAGTACCTGCCCTTACTCGTACATCACCCAAAGCATTTTTAATACTAAGAGATCTGGATTTCCTATTATAAAGTTGAAGAAGCGTATCTGCTTTTAATTTTCCATTTGTCTTTTCATTGATTTTTTCATAATATTGAAGCACTCCCCATTTGGTCATATTATTGCTATCCTGTGCAATATAAATTTCTCTTTTCCCAGTATTTTCATTATCATAACTCAATTTTATTCTGTTATAAGTATTATCAAGATCTGTACTATAATCAAAGTTTTCAACAGTATC